ATGGCACGCGGGATAAAAGGAGATTTTAATAAACGATTTGGAGACCGGATTCAGGTGGTTTATGCGCAGAAGCTTTCGCCCTCAGAAAGAGAGCTGCGCAATAAAAGACTCTGCGAGGCAGTGATAAAAGTCTTAACCGGCATCCTGGGCAGGGAGCCTACGCAAAGGGAATTGTTCGGCATCGACGAGCTTGTAAAGCCAAAAAGACATAAATAGCGATATCTCCATAAATATTTATGAGCCCTCCGTGATTTACTTCATATTTTTAAAGGCATATCGTTAGTTGGGACGCATTTGAGACACCTCAAGAAATAAAAAAGGAGGTGTCTCATGAGTTCCAATTACGGAGGCTTATTTGAGAGCTGGGAGATCGCAGTTGCCAAGAAGATTGTCAGTGATTACCGAAAAGAGCACGCATACCTGGCGCGGGAGGGATTAGATGATTTATTGCAGGAATGTCTCATACGCTGGCTTGAGGTCCGCGACCGCTATGATCCTGCACGCGGCGCTTCAGAAAAGACCTATATGGCAAAGGTTATCGCAAGCGTGCTTCGCAAGCTTATTGAGAAAGCAAATACTGATAAGCGCAAGGCGATTTATGAAAGCTCGTCTTTGGAAGAACCGCTTAATGATGATGAAGATGAGCTTACCCTAAAAGGCAAGCTCGCAAAAGACGAAGATATTCCTCCGCAAACTAAGGCAGAATTAAAAATAGATATTTCCCGGGTATTGCAAAAACTTACGCCGGAAGAGCAAAAGCTGTGCAAGCTTTTAGGCGAAGAGGGATTAAGCATAAATGAGGCCTGCAAATATTTCAATAAGCATAGAAGCGTTGTGTATCGGGATGTGCTTCGCATCAGGAAGCTTTTTGAGGAAGAGGGGCTCAAAGATTATTTGAAATGATTTTTTAAGGGATGCGACATTTTGCATAAAAAACTGATATACATACAGTGGAGGCAGGAAAGATGACTGACGTATGCAAGTTTAAATTTCGCGAAAAAGTAGGCAAGAAAATCATTGAGAAAGAGATTGCCCGCGCTATTGAGACTGCTGAATACGCCTTTGGCCAGGCCAAGGTAAGACTTCATGCAGCATATCTGGCTACCCACGACAAAGTGGTCATTGATGCCTCGAGCGAAGTCGGCGAATATATCGCCCAGATATTTATTGGGATAATGACCCGCAAGCTCGGCGAGGATAAATTCACTGTGGAAAGGATAAAAAGGAGCGAAGAGCTATGAAAGTTACAAAAGGCTTAAAGAAAGTTTACAAAGGGCTTAGCTGGTATAACCGGCAGAAGCTTATTGAAGCAAACCGTCCTTGCGGGAAAAAGAAAAGAAAGCCCAAAAAGTAATAAGCAGGTTTTTCCATGGGCAATGAAAAGATTGATATCAGGGATCTGCGTGATGGCAAATTCCTTTGGATAGATAAGGCAGCATTAAGGCTTATCAGCGAAAGCGCTGGTACGATGGGTGTCGCTGTTTATTCCTGGCTTTGTTATTACGCTAATTTTAAGGCACAGGACTGCTTTCCGTCTATTACTACACTTGCGTATCATTGCGGAGTATCCCGACGCACAATTATGCGCGCTATTAAACAGCTTGAGCAGTTGAGATCTATTTCTATTGAAAGAAAGAAGGGCAAGCCGAATATTTATAAGCTGCTTAACATGCCCGGGCCGAGAAGTTATCCACAGCCAAGTAGTGACACTGATGTCACCGGTGACAGGGCTGTCACTGGAGTGGTGACACCTGTGTCACTAGAAGTAGTGACGCCCTTGTCACCCGAACAAGAGATATTAAACAAGAGATAACTAACAAAAGATAGTAGTAAAGGCTGTGAATTTTGTGAATAACTGTGATTAGTTCTTAAAAGAAAGTCATGGGTCCTTCCATGGGCGGTTTGGGCGCGGGTCGGGCGAGGCGCGGGGAGGGAGTGATACAAATTTGAAAAAGGGATGTCGTGGTCATTTTAGGGTATTTTTGGGGAGTTTTGGCAGAGGAAGTTTAGCAAACGATAAGTAATTTAACTTATTACAGATTATTAAGTTATAACAAAAAACGAAAGGAGTTTTTGCATGCCGAAGATTAACGTAAAACCGGACATCCGCGACATCGCCATGTCCGAGATAAAGCCTGCGCCTTATAACCCAAGAGAGATTTCTGAGCAGGCGCTGATGGGCCTAAGGCACTCTCTGGAAAAGTTCGGGCTGGTGGATTTATTAGTGGTCAATAAGCGCACGATGCATATCATTTCAGGACATCAGCGCTATAAGGTCCTGCAGGCTGACGGCGCAAAGACTGTAACTGCGATTATGGTTGACTTAGATGAGGCTTCGGAAATGGCCATGAATGTGACTCTAAACTCCCAGCAGATAGTAGGAGCCTGGACAGCTGCCCTAATTCCTATTTTAGAAAAGCTGCGCAAGGATATGCCGGAGGATTATTTGTCTTTAAGGCTTAAGGAGCTGCGGGAAGAGGTTTCTAAACTTGAGATGGAAAGCTTAGGAGCTGGCAAAACCCTGCCGGATGATCTGCCTGAACCGCCTCCTGAAACAATTACTAAAAAAGGCGACCTTTGGATCTTGGGCGAGCATAGGCTTTTGTGCGGAGATTCAACCAAGGAAGAGGATGTTTCAAGATTAATGGACGGTAAAACTGCCAAGCTCTTTGCGACTGATCCGCCGTATCTAGTGGACTACACCGGAACCGGCAGGCCGAAAGGCGACCACGGCCAAGGAGGCAAAGACTGGTCCGGGGTTTATCATGAGATTGACATTGAGGATGCAGAAAGCTTTTTAAGGGATTTCCTAACCCGCGGCTTAAAGGTCATTGAAGCCAACACGCCGATTTATCTTTGGCACGCTTCAGCACGTATAGTTCTAATCAGAAAAATCTGCGACGAATTAAATATCCTGGTGCATCAGCAGGTGATCTGGGTCAAGCCCTGCGCAGTCCTATCTTTTGCCTATTATCCCTGGAGGCATGAGCCGTGTTTACTATGCTGGCAGAAAGGCCATAAGCCGAATTACCGGCCTCTTGATAAGGCAATAGGCACGGTCTGGACAATAGATTTCCTAAGAACAGGAGATCCTTCAAATCCCGAATACCACTCGGATGTCTGGGAGCTGGACTGGGAAGGCAAAAAAAGAAACACCGGGCTTTATCATCCCACAGTCAAGCCTACTGAAGTTTTTGCTATCCCAATGCGCGTGCATACTTCAGTGGGTGATATTTGCTTTGAGCCATTTTCAGGATCAGGTTCTCAAATTATCGCAGCTGAACGCTTAAACCGTAGGTGCTTTGCTATGGAGATTGAGCCGGTGTTTGTTGACGTAGCCATACAAAGATGGACAGATTTTAGCGGCAAGGAAGCGGTCCGGGAAAGCGACGGTAAAACTTGGAGCGAACTTAAATGACCGAACAAAGCCAGAACTTAGCCGAGCTTGCCCGCAAGAAACGCCACCTGCATTTGATTGAGAAGATTCAGGCAGGCAAGGCCTTAACCAAGCAGGAGATTAGCGAGCTTGAGCAGTTTGAGGCAGAGCCTCTTCCGGCTACCATTGTTAAAACAATTGAAGAGGTAGCTAAGGTTATGGGCGTTACCTACCGAACTGTGCAGCGCTGGAAATTAGACGGCATGCCATCAACCAAGGAAGGTTTTTATGATCTTGAAGAAGTTAAAAGCTGGCATGTGCAAAAAAGCCAGCGTTTTAAGGAGCAGGACGGCCGGGCCTACTGGGATGAGAAGATCAGCCAGTATAAGGCAGAGCTTTTAAGGCTGGAAGTTAAAAAGGCAACCAGCGAAGTCATTCCTTACCGCGAGCATGTGGAAGTCGTGAGAGAGCAGGTAAGAGGAATTAAGATGGGTTTTTTAAGGCTTCCGCGCTACATCGCGCCAAAGTTATACCAGCAGGAGCCCAAGGTTATCTGCGAAATCTTAGACAATGAAATCAGGTCTATCATTAATCAATTTGCCGGAGCTTACAATGCCGATAAGATTGACAAAGGAAAATCTAAAGACCATTAAGCCCTACGCAGCTACAGAGTGGGCTTTGCCGGATAAGATAACTGTGAGCACCTGGGCAGACAGGTTCAGGCGCCTGGATCCCAAGACTTCAGCTGAACCCGGGCAGTGGTCAACAAACAGAACGCCGTATCTAAAGGGGATTATGGATGCCTTTACGGATCCGCTGGTGGATGAAATAACGGTCATGTCTGCTTCACAAGTGGGCAAAACCGAGGCAATTCTTAATATGCTGGGTTATATCATTGACCAGGACCCGGGGCCGACACTGATGGTCCTGCCAAGGGCAGATGATGCCAAGAGTGTATCCTCAAACCGCATAAAACCTATGATTGAAGCTTCTCCTGCGCTTTCCAGATATATCCCGCAAAATGCGGATGAGATTACCAAGCTTGAATACCACTTTGACCGGATGATTCTTTATTTTGCCGGATCCAACTCGCCGGCTGATTTAGCATCACGGCCTATCCGGTATTTATTCATGGATGAGGTGGATAAATATCCTAAGTTTTCAGGCAGGGAAGCAGATCCGATAAAGCTTGCTTCCGAGCGCCAAAAGACCTTCTGGAATAAAAAGACAGTCAAGGTCTCAACACCGACAACCCGCGAAGGTTATATTTCCCGCGAATACGAGAAATCAGACCAAAGGAGATTTTTTGTGCCCTGCCCGCACTGCGGAAAAATGCAGATTTTAGTCTTCGGCCAGATCCGCTGGCCCGCAGGAGAATCATCTCCTGAAAAAATCAAGAATGACCGGCTTGCCTGGTATGAATGCCTGCATTGCAAGCAGCACATTGAAGATTCCCAGAAGCCTAAGATGATGCTGGGAGGGGAGTGGGTGCCTGACAGGAAAGAGCCGAATAAGAACCGAGGTTTTTGCATCAGTTCTCTATACTCGCCTTGGCTTACCTGGAGCGATATCGCTTCAGAGTTCTTAAAGTCAAAGGATTACATTGAGCTTTTGATGAACTTTGTTAATTCCTGGCTGGCGCAGGTCTGGGAGGAAAAAATTGAGGAAACCACAGTTGATAAGGTGAGGAATCTTGCCCGGGATTATGACGAAGGGTTTGTGCCGGATGAGGTTTTGGTTTTAACTGCCGGAGTGGATGTGCAAAAGGATCACTTCAATTTTGTTATCCGCGGCTGGGGTTATTACGAAGAGTCCTGGCTTATCCGCGCAGCAGAAGTTGAATATTGGGAAGATATAATTGATGTCCTCTTCAAAACCGAATATAAACGCTTAACCTCGGCAGAAACCCTTCCGGTTTATATGTCCTGCATAGACTCAGGATTTAAGACTGATGAAGTGTACCGCTTTTGCCGGCAGTGGCAGGATAAAACAAAGGCAATCAAAGGTGTTGAGGAGATAACCGGAGGCAGGTTTTACCGGGCAAATAAAATTGACATTAATTCCCGCACAGGCGCGGTTATCCCGCAAGGCTTAGTCCTTTGGCATTTAAATGTTTCGCAGTATAAAGACAAAATCAACCGGTTGATTCATTCCAAGGATCCGGTCAAATGGCATATCTTTAAGAACCCAAGCGATGACTACCTGAATCAATTTGCCTCAGAGCATAAAGTCCTGCACAGAAACCGCACCACAGGAAAAGCAAAAGAAGTCTGGGAGAAGAAAAAAGAAGCAGCAGCGAATCATTTCCTGGATGCGGAGGTTTATGCCCTGGCAGCAGCGGATATCATCCGCGCCTTAAATATGCGCAAAGACGAAACAGCTGCGAAAGTTTATCAGCCTAAGGCCGAACCTTTTCTGCATTCAAGAGCGGGCTGGCTGCGGAAAAGGGAAAGGTCCTGGCTGTAATGGGAAGATGGCTGGAGAGAAGACCAAATTGGCTGAACAATGAATACAATTCAGAAAACATTACGCTTAACAAAAAAGGAGCAGGCCGGCCCGAGAACACGGGAAGCGACTATGCGGTTAAGTTTATTCCGCTTCGCTGCCCCAGGTGCGGGTCAAAGAAAATCCGCTGGTATGTGAGCAATCCGCCGGTGCGCTACCACCGCTGCAAAATGTGCGGGCATAATTTTAAGTCTATTGAAGAGGAATGAGTGAAAAATAATTATTACTATAACAGCATAACGACCCTATTGCCAAAAATCTAATTCTTTTATAGTATTGGGTTAGAAAATAACAGCGGGAGCAGCTGATCACTGTTTTCTCGCGCCCAATAGCAGCAAAAACCCGATTCCGATGCATCGGTTGGAATCGGGTTTTTTATTGGGATAGCCGAAAGGGGATTTTATGAGCGCGCCTACAAAACAGGAGATGCTTGATACTATCGAGACTGCTATCAACGGATTATCTTCAGGCGTGAAGTCATACACCATAGGCGCCAGGACTGTGACATACCGCGATATCGCAGAGCTCAGGCAAATGCGCGAGCAGCTTAAAAAAGAATTGTCGCCGCATACTGACAGAACGACATTTGCTAAATTCGGGAATCCGTTATGAAGAATAATTTAGCGGAAAAAATAGCCGATGGTTTAGACGGCATTATTTCGTTCTTTTCTCCTAGACGAGGCTTTAGGCGCAGGATCTACCGCCAGGCGATAAAGATTTCGCAGAGCTTTACTGCGTATAAGGGCGCATCGCGCGATAGATTACGCTCATCCTGGCTGCCGGGAGGCGGTTCTGCTGATGAAAACATCCTGCCGGAGTTAAAGGACATCCGCGAGCGCAGCCGGGATTTAAACCGCAACGACGCGCATGCCTCAGGCATTACCGGTACCATGACCTGCAATGTGGTTGGCTCAGGTATCCGTCCGCAGTCCAGGATTGACCGGGATGTCCTGGGTATCACCGAAGAACAGGCAAATACTTTTCAAAAAGACGCAGAGCGGGCATGGAAACAGTGGCTGCCTTCTGCAGATATAGGCAACCGCATGGACTTTTATGAGATCCAGCAGCTCATTGACCGCCAGATCTTAGAAAACGGCGAAGCAATCATCATTCCGAGAATGATTAAAGAAAGGCTGCCTTACGGACTCTGTCTGCAAGTAGTTGAGTCTGACCGTTTGGATACGCCGTCGGACAAGCGCGGGGATAAATCAATAAGGTCAGGCGTAAGAATAGGAGAAAACGGCGAGCCGGTTTCCTACTTTATTCAAAAGACGCATCCAGGAGATATTCGCTATGCTGAAAACAAAGAAAAGAAATTTATTGAAATACCGGCAGTTAACGATTACGGCCGGCCGGGCATATTCCATCTCTATTTTGTGCAGCGCTCAGGCCAGACAAGGGGAGTGCCGTTTTTTGCTCCGGTTTTAAATTACTTTAAGGACCTTTCCGAATACGCAGAAGCAGAGCTGGTGGCAGCGCGTATTGCTGCCTGTTTTGCGCTCTTTATAACTAGCGAGGCCTCAATGGATGTTTCAGCAAACGGAGGATATGAACGCAATCCTGCAGGGCAGCTGATTGAGAGCTTAGAGCCGGGAATGATTAAGCATCTTCTGCCCGGGGAAGATATCACTACCTTTAATCCGCAAAGGCCGGGAGCAACCTTTGAGCCGTTTGTGGAGAGGATCTTAAAGGCAATATCCGCGGCATTAGGCCTGCCGTATGAGCTGGTGGCCAAGGATTTTTCAAAGACGAATTATTCCAGCGCCCGGGCAGCGCTTTTAGAGGCACGGCGGTATTTTAAGATGCGCCAGGAGTGGCTTTCAAATAAACTCTGCCAGCCGGTCTGGGAGATGCTTTTAGAAGAGGCTTATTTAAAGCGGGAGCTGAAGGCAGAAACATTCTTAGAGGCCAAGCGCTACTGGACAACTGCTTCCTGGCTTGCTCCCGGCTGGGAGTGGGTGGATCCGCTGAAAGAGGCTCAAGCAGTTGAAATAGGCTTACGAACTGGCACTTTAACTTATGCGGACATCTTCGCAGACAAGGGCAAAGACTGGGAAGAGGAATTTGAGCAGGCCAAGCGCGAGAAAACAAAACTAAAAGAACTAGGGCTTGAGGTGAGCTATGGAGCAGGCGCAAAACCAGGGCAGGAACCAGCCGGAGAAGAAACGCCGCAGGATCAGGCTGCAGGTAAAACAGCAGATGTCAATGCCGGTTGAGGCAGATATTGCTGTAGAAAAGGTGAAAGATGGCAAATAAGGACATTCTTTTTCGCACGGATGTAGTGAGGGCCGGGGGTGTGCGGGTAAGCCGGGCTAACGAAGTTATCGAAGGTTTTGCAGTGGTCACCAAAGGTGTCACGCATGACGAAAGGGGGGAATTCGATGATCAGGCATTAGACAAAATCGTTGAATTGGGCAGAAAGGCGAAACTTGGGATTAAGTCAAGGTTCGGGCATCCGAATATGTCAAATACTGCTCTCGGCACATTTTTAGGGAGGGTTAAGAATTTTAGGCGGGAGGCAGATATAGTGCGGGCGGATCTGCACATTGACCCTACTGCGCACCAGACGCCTGACGGCGATTTAGCCAGTTATGTTATGGATCTTGCGCAAAGCGACCCGGCGGCATTCGGCTCATCTATGGTTATTCATTGGGATGAGGAGTACCGGCAGGAAAAAGACGGCTCATTAACCAAAGATGAAAAAGGCAATGTCTTACCGCCTCTTATCCGGGTGAAGAAGCTGCAGTCAGTGGATATTGTTGATGACCCTGCAGCAAACAACGGGCTTTTCGGAGAAACGTTCTTTTCGGAAAGCGTTAAGCCGTCTGCTGAGATGACGGCTTTTTTGGATAGATTCTTGAATCAGCCGGAAGCTGTTGAGAAGGTGATCGCCTTTTTGGAGCGATACAGCTTTAACAAAAAAACAGAAAGGGAGGATAGAACAATGTTTGAAGATCTGACATTGGAGAAACTAAAAGCAGAAAGAAGCGACCTTTACAACTCTGTTCACGCGCTCGGGGTTGAAGAGGGAACGAAGAAGGAGCGCGAGAGGGCAGTATTGATCCTGAAAAAATCCAAAGCCTTCAAGGATATGGCGGATCTGGCAGTTGAATCAATAGAGACCGGCGCATCTTTTGATCAGGCAGTGATTAAGTTTCAGGACAAGCAGCTGGAGGGACTGCAGAAAGCTTCAGCTCCAGGAGTCGGGCCGGATAAGGATGAGGATCCGGCAAAGAAACAAAAGACGCACTTAGAGCGCGCCAGGGCTTATAAGCAGGAGCACAACTGCTCTATGACCGAGGCACTAAGAGCAACAGCAGAAAAAAAGCAGCAATAAACTTACGAGAGGAGGACGAAAATGTCACAGTTTAATATCGGCTCAAAGGCATTTACCGCAGGAGAGGATTTAGAGGCTTACCGCAGGGTAAAGCTTGCAGCAGGAAGCGGAACGCAGGTCGTTTACGCGGATGCAGGCGAGGCCTTTATCGGCTTTACCGCTGCCAAGGCAGTTGCAGGCGAGATGGTCAGCGTAGATTTAAAGTTTACCGGCAGGACCTTTAAGGTTACAGCAGCCGGCGCAATCGCTGTAGGCGGGAGTTTCTACGGCGCAGCTGACGGAAAAGTTTCAGCCACAGTCAGCGGCTCGATTCAGGGAACGGTCCTTGAGCAGGCAGCTTCAGACGGGGAAATCATCGAAGGGTTGTTAGTGTAATTAACTTTTTCTAAAAGAGGAGGAAATCAAATGGGAGTTGATTATCAGGGTTCACGAGCAGTGCCAAGGATGGAGTTAGGCGAGGCTGCCCTGGAATTTATCCAGCAGCAGAACGAATTTATCGGCACGCAGGTTCTGCCGATATTCTCCACCAAGAAGAAGGCAAGTATCTTTCCGGCCATCACCCGGGAAAGCATTACCAGAGAAGCGGACACAAAGCGCGCGCCAAGAGGCAACTACAACCGGGACGGCTTCTCTGCCAAGGACAGGCAGTATAACTGCGAGGAGTTCGGTTTGGAAGGGCCTTTAGATGACGGAGAGAGGGCTCTTTACGCTTCAGACTTCGACGCTGAGCTGACCACAGTTCAGATCGTCACCCGCAGAGTCCTGCAGGCGCAGGAAAGGCGCGTCGCCGGTATTGCGTTCAACACAACGACCTTTTCCGGAGCAGCGCTTTTTACCGATTATTCAGCTGCGCCCTGGGACAACGCCTCAACTGATGTTGTGGCGCAGGTTCGGGCAGCCAGGGAAAAGGTGCGCCAGAACAGCGGACTTGAGCCGAACACCCTGGTTATCAGCAAGGCCAACATTGACCGGCTGCTGATGAATACCGGGATAAAGGACGCGATTAAATATGTGGCGCGTCTTACCGAGGCAGAGATTTTAAACGCCTTGGCAGATATCCTGGGCATCCGCAGGATTATCGTCGGCAGGGGCATTTACAATTCCGCCAAAGAGGGAAAGCCGTTTGTCTCAGCGGACATCTGGAGCGATGATTTTGCGCTTGTGGCGGTAATCGACGCCTCAGAAAGGCTCTCTATTCCCAGCGTGGGCAGGACTTTCTTGTGGACTGCGGACAGTCCTGAGAATGCTACGGTTGAACAGTACCGCGATGACGCTGCAAGAAGCGACATCTTCCGGGTCAGGCAGCATGTGGATGAGATGATTATTGACCCGTATTTTGCGCATCTATTGAAGGTCGACGCTTAAGGTTTAGAACTTTAAGCAAAGCAAATAATCCGGGAGGCCTTTTTGGGCCTCCCGGAAACAAAAAAAGGAATGACTATGACCTTCAAGAGCCGAATAAAAGAAGATGCCCTTAACTGTTTATTAAACACAGATGAATTCGCCGAAGAAATAACCTACACTCCCGCAGGAGGCCAAAGCCGGATTATCAAAGCCCTTGTCGACAGGGACCGGAAAACTCCTGACAGGCAGGACGATTCCCGCACCCTCCAAAATCAGGCAGAGATTTTTGTCTTAAACGACGAGACTCTGGGTATCTCCCAAATCAACGAAATAGACGACAGGATTATTTTATCTGACTCTGGAGGTAGCTCTAAAGTTTGCCGTATTGTCGAGGTCTTAGCCAAAGACGACGCTTTATGGCATTTGTTAGCACAGTGGTAAAAATGAGCGATTTTATTGACGTAAAAATTGACAAGGAAAAATTAGACCGGGCAATCAGGATTATCCCGCAGGCCTTAAAGTTTGAATTAGGGGATGCCTTTGACCATATCGGCAGGAGTTTCTTAGGCACATTTAGAAAGGAACGCCTGCAGGGTCCGCCTGGAGTTTACGGCGACGGTAGATATGGGCTTTATGGAACATTCAGAAGGGCAAGCCTTGTGTCAAAGACGATTGAAGGCATGGGATTGGAGATCTTCTCGGAGTCAAAGGTTTCTAAAAGGCATGAGTTCGGGGAAAGGGTTCTGCCTGCGGAAAATGCCCTGGCAGTGCCGATTAAGTCATTAAGCGGGGATGTGATGTATACCGCAGGCCACCGCTTAAAAAAGCAGTATAAATATCCGGCACAGCTGAAGAAAACTTTTGTGATTACCTCGCGCGGAAAGTCTTTTTTAGCCAAATGGATGGCAGACAGGTTAAGGTTCTTGTATGTGTTTAAACCTTTTGTGGATATCCGAGAGCGTCTGGAATTTTATCACACTTGGGATGCGATGCAGGGAAAGATTTTTACATACATTAATCAGGGAGTGGATAAGGCCTTGGCCAAGGTTTAAAGATGGAAACAGTCAGAGAAAGAATTTTAGCCGATATTAAAACTACTCTTGAAGGCATTACCCAGGCCAACGGATACAACTTTGATTTTACGCCCCAAACCGTGCAGCGCTGGTCAATGCACGGCAATACACCCGTTGACATTCCGATGATTATTATTACTCCCGGCGATGAAACAGAAGAGTCGTCTGTGCATCCGTTTACCGAATGTTCTTTAAGCGTTTTCTTAAGCGTCTTTTATATCAATGACAAAAATGACACCACGCCGACGGATATCTACTTAAACCGCCTGCAGGCAGATATCAAAAAGGCAGTGCTTTTGGATCACACAAGAGGAGGCGAGGCAGTTGATACTGAGATTGTTTCTACCAGTCCTTTTGTCACAACCGAAGGACAGCACTATGCAGGCTTAGTTATAGAATTGAAAATTAAATACCGGCATTTAAGGAATGATCCTACAAGGAGGTCATAAAGATGAGCAAGCTATCGAGGATTAGGCAGTTAGTAGCCAGGCCTGAGGCGCAGGAAGGCGTGGCGGAAAATTTAGCGTCTAGCGATGCAGGGTTTTTGGTGGATTATGTCCCCAAGGTCAGTTTTGAGCCGGAGATGTACCAGCGGGATCCGGTGCGGGAAAGCTTAACCAAGCTGGGCAAAATAACCGGCAAGCGTCCGGCAGGTTTTGATTTCAGCATCAAGTTAAGAGGCTGGGGAATAGGTTTTATGCCCCGGGAAACTCCTCTGCTTCTTGCCTGCGGCCATCAAGTCAATACTTTAAAGAAAATCTCAATCGGCGCAGTTACAGCAGGGCCTTTTAAGCACGGCGAAACAATCACCGGTGCAACATCCAGCGCGCAAGGCAGGGTGGTAATTGATACCCCCAACGGCATAACTACGCTTTATTACGTTGCCATAAGCGGAGTGTTTCAAAGCGGAGAGGATATTGACGGCCAGACTTCAGACGCAAGCGCTCAAGCTTCTTCCGCGCCTGTAAACGCAGGATATGAAATCAAGCCCTTGAGCAGAAACGCGCCGTCCTTAACCATGGCCTCTTATGAAGACGGAGTGCGCAAACTCTTACGAGGCTGCCGGGGTTCGGTAAAGTTCAATATGAAGCTGGGTCAGCCTCTTAGCATGGACTTTAAGTTCATGGGGGTTGAGGCAGGGGTAATTGACGCGGCTGTGTTAACCGGCATTGATTACGGCACTACGGTTGAGCCGGTTATACTCGGGGCAGGCTTTTCTGTTGCCGGAGTTTCGCTGAATGTCGGCTCAATTGATATCGATCTTGCCAATAAGCTTTCGCCCAGGGACAAGATTGACGACCCCAGCGGCATTCTTTCTTACATGATCACCGACCGCCAGCCCGCAGGGAATATGGATCCTGAAATGCTTTCAGTTGCCGAGCATGATTTCCACGGCAATTGGCTGAATAACGCAAAGCTGCCTCTAGATTTTTCCTACGGCACAGCCGAGGGCAACAAGTTCCGCTTCTACTGCCCGGCAATCCAATACACAAAGGTTGAGGACACGGACAAAGAAGGCATCCAGATTGCCCAGGTTGCTTTTGATTTAACCGGATCGTTCAGTCCGGGTGATGATGAGTATTGTATTTTGTGTCTTTAACCTTTATCCAGGAGGAGGACTATGTTTACCGGAATTGATATTAACGCAACGCGAAAATTTATCTCAAAGCTTGACCCAGATCCGAATAATCCCACGGTATTTCATATTGGAGTATTGGATCCGGTACTGCGCGCCGAGGTCGATGATGAAAGCTCGACTTTTAAAGTAAGCTCTCCACGGCCGAATGACAAAGGAGACATCCAGTTTAAATGGAGCAGACGCCAGCTGGCTGCTATAAAGTTCGGACTGAAAGGTCTTGAGAACTTCCTTGATCCGCAGACAAATAAGCCGGTGGAGTTAGCATTTGACACCATTCAATATGCCGGGAAAATGCGCCAGGCTGTGCCTGACAGAATTATTGCTATGCTGCCGAGCGAGCTGCGTCAGGAGCTGGCTGAGGCGATTCTAAATGAGTCAAAGCTGTCCGAGGAAGAAGCAAAAAACTGATCCTGGCGGTCCGCATACTTGAGTTAACGGCGGGCTGCCACGGCTGTTTGGCAGGCAGGAAGACGTCTTGTGAGTTTGAGGTTATAGGGCAGGAGTTTTGGAAGTTTGAAGGAAAGCAGTACCAGGGCTGCCCCTTTAAGCAGATAACGGAGTTATCCGCCAATTTTATAAGGGCCTACAATTTCTATAAGAGCGGATTCCTGCCGAATCAGGGCAGCTGGCTGGAACAGCCGGCAAAGTTTATTGAGGCAGTTGAGGTAATAGAAAATGAGCTTGCGCAGATGCGCCAGGAACAGATGAGGAAATACAGGAATGCCTACAAATAGGGAACTCTCCATAATCATGCGCCTCAAGGATGAGGTGACAAAAAAGCTTCAGGGTGTTGAAGCCGGCATCCAGAAATTCGCCAACTCAACGCATAAGCTGGGCATGAATATGCGCCAGGTCGGAAGAGAGATTACGCAGGTAGGATCAACCTTGACCTTTATGGGCGCTGCCTTAACCGGTCCTTTGGCTTTGGCCTTTAAATCTTCGGAGAAATATTCTCAATCCGTATCAAACGAGCTCAAACGTCTGGACAATGCTTTTATTGCTTTGCGCGTGAGCATTGCCGAGGCCTTGGTTCCTGTAGTGCATAAGCTGGCCAATGTCTTTGGAAATCTTCTTGCCCTCTGGAACAGCATCCCGCCGGCAACCCAGCAGATGATTATTCAGGGTATTGCTATAACCGGAATATTTCTAACCTTAAGCGGAGTGGTAGTTAATCTCGGAGGCAGGCTAATTAGATTAGGCGGGATAATCCTGGATTTAGTGAGCAAGTTTGCCTTATTTGCCCTGGCCAACCCCTGGCTGGTAGGCATAGCTGCGGTTGTGACAGGACTGATTATTGTTTTTCTTAAATTCCGGGATGTGGCTGTGCCGGTTTTAAACGCAATTGAGATCGCTGCGCAAATGGTCTATATCGGCTTTGTCAAGCTTATCAAGTATCTCTTAGTTGGCTTTGACCAGCTGAGCTTAGGCCTGCAGAAGTTCTACGAGCTTTTAGGCAAGATCCCGGGCAAATTAGGCGAGCCTTACAGAGAAGCATCAGAGCATATCAAAAAATTCAGGGAGAATTTAGACGGATTAATCAAAGCCTCAGATATGGAGATGGACCGTGTCGGCAGTAAGATTTCAAATATTCTGGTAACCGGCGAGGGCAGCTTAGTCAAAGGTTATGACAAAGCCAGAGCTGCAATAGAAAATTTTATCAACTCGCTTAAGAATTTAGGCAAGGATATAAAAATTGACGAGGTGGCGCAGAAGTTTGACGCCATAAAGTCAATAGGCGAAGGAACGGCCAAGTCCTTGGGCAGCGTGTTTAAACATTTCTTTACTGATTTATTCAAAGGCCAGATTGATGATGTCAGGGATTATTTTGCGGAATTCGGCAATATGATGCTGGAGGTCTTAGCCGAGGTCCTGGCTAAGATGATCCTGGTTAAGACCATAGGCGCAGTATTTCCCGGGATGATTCCGTTCTTTCATAGAGGAGGCATGGTTTATCACGCAGGAGGGCCGGTTCATGCAGTATACGCGCATGCAGGCCTTGAGCCCGATGAGGTGCCGATTATTGCGCAGAGCGGAGAAGGGGTTTTATCCAGGCGGGGAATACGGGCTTTAGGCGGAGCAGCCAGCCTGCGCAGGCTGAATGAAGGAGAATCCTTAAAGCCCGGCATCACCATAAATGTAAACCAGGTAATCCAGGCCTGGGACGCGCAGGATGTCTGGCGTAACCGCAAGATGTTATCTAATGCCATTGCCGATGACATTTATAACAACGGCAAGATCCGTTCGGTAATCAGGAGCTATACATGAGCGACTTTACTTATCTGCCGGATTTTTTAATTGATGAGACAGTGGAATATAAGACGCTTGTATCCGAGTTTGAAAACGGCGCAGAGCAGAGACGGCGCAAGTGGCAGAATCCTTTAAGTAAATGGACGCTCAGGTTTAATAACCGCGCGCTTGCAGAAATGGAAGCGGTGCGGGATTTCTTTAAGAATAAGTTCGGCGCCTTTATGAGCTTTACTTGGACAAACCCGAATGATTCAGTGGAATACCCTGTTAGGTTTGTCGAGGACAGTTTTCAATTCAGCCGTAAGGCATACGGAGTGTATGACTTTGAGTTTGAATTTATCGAGGTGAAGTAATGCCGCGCGAAACAGACAGCACATTTAAGCAGGAGAAGGCAAGGCGCGAAAATGCGCCTATATTTTTATATACCCTTGAGAAATACGACGGCATTAATGATCTTCGCTTAGCGGGTTTTGACGAAGATATCGTATACAATGGCGTTACTTATTCGCGCTTTCCTATAACTCATGAGTTTGTCGGCGAGAATAACCAAGGTCAGATTGACCAGGTCAAAATTAGGCTGAGTAATGTCTCAAGGCTGATTCAGCTTTATTTAGAGCAGTTTGATTTTAGGGGCAAAAAGGTCACGATACGCATGGTCTGGCTGGATCAGCTGTCTGATCCGGATGCCTTTATGGATGACATTTTCTATATTGATAACTACAGCGCAGACCAGAACAATGTGGAGTTTACTCTGACAGGCAAGTTTGATGTCTTGGGAGTGGATCTTCCGGCAAGGAGATATTCCCGGAATTACTGCAGCTGGAAATTTAAGTCTCTTGAGTGCGGGTATGCAGGGGTTGAGACAACGTGCAATAAGACAAAACAAAGATGCAAACAATTGAACAATTATCAGAGGTTCGGGGCTTTCCCTTCGGTGCCGACACGGCGCATCTACGTGATGTAGAAAGACGCATTATCGGGAAATATCTCGGCATCCCTTATCAGCACAGGGCCCGGTCCTTAGCAGGTCTTGACTGCTGGGGATTTTTAAAGTTTGTCTATGCTGATCTAGGCGTACGGCTGTTTGATATTGAGGACTTAGAATACTCAAAGGTCTGGGGCATGGAAGGCAGAGATTATTTTAAGGAACATTACTTTCATGACTGGTTTCAGGTTAAAGAGCCGCAAGTTTTAGATGGGATATTGTTTGTGAATTCGAGAAGAATCGCCAATCACGCAGGCATTGTTTTAAGCAACAAAAGATTTATTCACTGCTGCAGGCAGGGAGTGATTATTTCTAGGATAAACGATCCTTCCTGGCTGCCAAGGATAGAGGGTTTTTACCGGCTAAAGGCGAAAGTATGATTATCATACGCAATATAACCAATCCTTTTAAACCAGAAGACGCAGAGCTTAAAAGGATAGATTATTCCCGGCATAAGACTCTGCAGGAAGTTTTAATTGAATCCGGATTTGATTACCAAGATAAGCGCGTTATTGTCAGCGGCAAGCGTATTGAGAACCTGTCTGCTTATCTTGATAACGAAGATGAGATTACCATTATCCCTGAAGTCAAAGCGCCGGTAGTGGCAATTATCTCTGCCATAGTGTCAGCAGTCTGGGCTGTGGCCGTAGCGCATCCGTTCTTATTTGCCTTCTTTGTGCTCTCCATGGGCTATGCCATTTACCAGAATATGAACCAGCCTAAGATGCCGGATTTTAACCTCGGAGGCGCAGCCGGACTTGATGAGGGCTCGCCTACCTACGGCTGGGACGGTGTGCAAACTATCCAGGAAGTAGGAGTGCCGGTAGCAATTGTTTACGGCGAGCATAGAATCGGCGGCAATATTATTAATCAATTCCTTTGGGAAGACGGAGATAACCATTATTTAAATGTCCTGCTTGCGCTTTGCGAAGGAGAGATTGAGTCAATAGAAGCAATAGAGATTAACAATAACCCCATTGATAACTTCGGCGGAGTGACGGTTTCAAAGCGCTTTGGCACAAACTATCAGAACCTTATCAGCAATTTTGAGGATCTGCATAATCTTTATCCGGTTAACGCCAATCTGGTTAAAAATAATCCTTATGTCTACACCACAGTGGATTCGGATGTGGAAGGCTTTGAGATCCACTTAAGGCTGAATAACGGCCTTTACCAGCAAAGCTCTGGCTCAGGTGATATCCAGAGCTGGAGTGTGACTTATAAGGTTGAATACAAACTGCATTCAGAAGGTGCCTATATTGATTTAGGCGAAACTACCATTTCGGAAAAATCCCGCTCAACCGTGCGCCGGGTGTTTCGCAAAGCTGGGTTAACTCCTGGACAATACGATATCAGGATCACCCGCACCTCAGATGACAGTTCGCTTTCGCCTTTAAAGCAGGGCGATTTAACCTTATTTCAGATAGATGAGCTGAAGACTGACGACTTAAGTTATCCAAATACTGCGCTTTTGGGCCTGCAGCTTTTAGCCACAGACCAGCTTAACGGCGGAACGCCGAATATTACCGCGGTTGTAAAGGGCAAAAAAGTGTTAGTCCCGGATATCCGTAACAGCGGAGTGCCGGTTAACTGGGAAAACTACTACTGGGACGGCAGTAATTATCGGCTCTTATCTGATGATACCTTACTTGAATGGGACGGCTCAACTTATGTTGAGGCATACTCGGCTAATCCGGTTTGGTGCCTAAGGGACTTTATTGTTAATCACCGTTACGGGCTGGGTGAGTTTATTTTAACGCAGCATCTGGACAACGCCTCACTCTTGGAGATGTCGCAGTATTGCGAGGAAAAGGTTGCCGACGGAAAAGGCGGTTTTGAGAAACGCTTTAGATTAGATGTAGTTATCGACTCCAATCATAAGGCCCTGGATATCCTCATTCAGTTAAGCGCTGTATTTAATGCTATGCCTGTATACAGCGCAGGAGGGATTACCTTTAAGATAGACAAACAGACTTTGCCTACTCAGCTTTTCGGCATGGGTAATATCATCAAGGACAGTTTTGTGCAAAGCTGGAAGACGATTAAGGAAGTGCCGAATGTGATTGAGGTGCAGTTTACAGATAAAGAGAAAAACTACCGCCAGGAGACCATTGCTTATATTGATGAGCAAGCCTTAGCTAACGGCGAGCCGATGCGCAAAAGCCAGGTGCGTCTATTTACTACCGGCGCAAGTTATGCAATACGGGCAGCGCGCTATGCCTTAAAAGTAGCAAAGTATATCAACCGTTCAATTGTTTTTAAGGCAGGCATTGACGCGGTTGCCTGCCAGGCAGGAGATATTATTTCTCTTTCGCATGATGTGCCGCAGTGGGGTTTCTCAGGCAGGGTAAAAGCAGGTTCTACTGCGACCTTAGTTAAGCTGGATCGTGCAATGACCATTGAGGACGGTAAGTCCTACAAGATACAAATCAGATTTTCCGACGACTCCATTGAGGAAAGCACGATTACCTCGCCAGCCGGAACCTATACCGAGCTTGAATGTTTGGCATTTAGTAAAGCACCGCAGGATTTTGATGTTTATGCCATAGGCGAGACAAATAAAGTCAAAAAGGATTTTCGGGTGGTAGCCATTCAACGAGAAGGCAAGAACGAGGTGCAGATTCAGGCTCTGGAGTATAACGAGGCAGCTTACGATGATTCTGATATTATCCTGCCTCAGAATAATTATTCGGCGCTTTCCGGCGAGATTCCGCTGGTGACAAATCTTACCTTAACCGAATCCCTGGTGAAGAAAACCGACGGCACCATTGAGAATGCCATTGATGTCTGGTTTGACCGGCCGGTATTTGTTGATCACTATGTCAAATCATTTGCCAAGGCAAAGATCTATTTGAGCGATGATAACGGTTTAAGCTGGGGAGCCAGGGGTGAAACTGCCGGCTCTTATTTTAGAATTATCGGCGATATCGTAGACAGACACACCTATAAGGTCAAGGTTACATCATTGACCGATATGGATGAGGAAAGCTCTTTAGCTGCAGCGCCCGAAGCCTCAATCACAGTCGTGGGCAAGTCTGCGCCTCCAAGCGATGTCTCGACCTTCCTGGTTAACCAGAACAGGGATCAGCTTTATTTCGGCTGGAGCGAGATTCCGGATGTGGATGTCTGGGGATATGAAATCAGACGCGGGGTAGACTGGGAAAGCGGGGAGGTAATAACATTCCAGCAGGGGACGCATTACCTGGCCACCGGCCTTAAAAAAGGCATTGACCAGAAGTTCTGGATTAAGGCCATTGATACCTCAGGCAACTATTCTGCAAACCCCATAGAGTCGGTCCTTACTGTAGGGGAAATCCCCTTTAGGAATGTTATCGCCGAGTTTCAGGAGCACCCCTTATGGCAGGGTATAAAGACGAATCTTGAAATCAGTGTTGAAACATTGATAATTTCCGACGGGTTTTTATCCGGCGAATACGAAATGCTGGTGCGGGACTTAGGCTATGTGGCAGCAGCTTTCATTGAGATAGAGGCAATTGTTTCCTTGTCAACCGGCAGAAGATTTGACAGCGATCCCAATGCCAGGTTTAACGACAGTTTGTCTTACCGCTTTACCGGCCAGGAAACCCAGCGTCAGGCAAGTTTTAAGATTCGCCTCTCAGAAGACAATATCAACTGGTCAGAGTGGCTGGATTATCAGCCCGGAGATTATTACTGCAGATACTTCCAACTAAAGATGATCTTAGCCAGAGAAAACTTAGGCGATTATGTGACCTGCTCAACCCTGCAGTACCTGGCTGACCTTCCGGACGTGGATGACTTCGGCAGGGATGAAGTCACAGATGCAAACGAGGGCAAAGAGGTATTTTTTACCAAGACGTTTCATGAGGAGCCGAATGTGCATATTGAGATAACTTCCGGAGCAGGCGTTTATATACAGTTTGTGCATAAGACCACAACCAGCTTTAAGGCCAAATTATTTAATGCTCAAGGCGCTGCGCAGACCGGCCATTTTGACTGGCACGGCCATGGAGTATAGCAAATGGGAAAGAATCTTATACCGGCAAAGGTAATTATTGAATTCGATAACGGCGCTTTTTCAAGCGGCGTTATTATTTATAAAGTCAATGACAACGGCGCCATAAGCCGGGTTAAAACTATTGGCATAAAGAATGCTGATTTCAGCAGACCGATGCTGAACGGCCTGCTGCAGAAATTTATTCAGCATGCGCAAAGCGCAGAAGGAATTCAAGAATGATCTGCTCAAGATGCAAGCAGGAGATTCCTAAAGACATGGCTTATGTGTTGATAAAGGGAAACATTATTCTGCGCGCTCCTAAAAAGCGGCCTTTGGTGTTTACCTGTATTGAGCAGGCATTTAATTACGCGCAGGCTCTTTTTATGCACGATGTCTGCTGGATTGAAACCTTAAGAGAGCACGGCGTTGAGCTTTACGATATGAATAAGGTAGCAGAGCAATACAAGAACAAGGAGGTTTCCGATGGCTTGGGACAAGACAAAGCCGGAAAATGACATGCTTTTGATTAACTTCCCGGCTGCCTGCAGGGCAAACTGGGAAGCCTTGGAGCTAGGCACAGATCCGAATCTTTTAATAACGAATGCTAAAGTAGCGCCCGGTGCCGGCATAGAAGACACTAAACTTGCGCAGATAGTTACGCCGAATAAGGTAAGCGGCGCAGCTTTAACCGGCCTGGCAAATATTCCTTCTGCAGCAGGGGTCCTGCCGGAGGTAAACTCGCCGAATAAACTCAAGGCTGATGTCAGCGATACAACCCCGGAGTATTTAGAATCTCTTGTTGATGCAGGGGTATTTCAAATATCAGCCGGCGACCAGCTGCAGTTAAAAGACGGCGGCGTTCAGACCCAGAAATTAGAAGGCGGAGCTGCTTCGCCCGGCAATAAAAAATACTACGGCACAAACGCTTCCGGCACAAAAGGTTTTTTTGATATCGGAGGAGGCACAGCAGTTTACGCGCCTTAAATTATGGCACATTTATTACCGCCAAAACAATGCTCGTCAAATTTACCCAGTTGGACTGATCCTACGCTTACGGACTTGACCACTGAGATCCGTAAAGTCCACATGGATGAGCTGCGCTCATTTTTAAATAATGAATTTACGCGCAGAGGCAAATCTCAGGGCAGTTACACAGACCCTGCGATTACCGCCCTGGTCACTGAAATCCGTAAAGTCCACATGGATGAGCTAAGGTCGGAATTGTCAGCCTGTAAATCCGGCAGGGGCGAGTCAGGCTACTGCCCGCAGGATAATTCCGGCTGCATGGATTTTACAGACCCGGTAATTACTGCTCTCGTAACAGAAATTAGAGGAGTGCATTTCCGCCAGGCAAGAAGCAAGGTTGAGGTTTTAATGACCAGCTGCATCTGCGAGACCGAACAGTGCCAGTACTGCGCAGACTGCGGCTATTACTACCAGACCTGCTCGCATGCAGGCGTAGCCTGCGATAACCATAAATACAACGAATGCATGCATTCTATAAATAATTATTGGATCTGCGCCAGTATCAATCTGCCCTCGGGGGCAGCGCATCCTTACAAGGCAGCTTCAGGGGATCCGCTTTCAACAACGCCCTGGGACGGCTACGTGCCCTGGGATTGGTGCGTATATGCTCCGCCCGGGTCTAACTGGGGATCCTGCGAATATCAGGGCGGGCATGACCATACTGCCTGGAACTGCAA